CTATGCCGTCAATTTGGCACAGGTATCTTATTATTTCTTATTTTACCGCTTTTCCACTCAAATTGCAACAACTTTTGTCGGGGGAAAATCAGTAGTTACGGTGTAGTCCCAGCAGAGAAAGGACTTCTGACAAGGGGCGGTCAAGCATACTGTCCCCGATCTCCACGCCGTTGATAAATGTCTGATGGGAATAGTTGCGGTTATCGTTGCTGGTGGACCTGCCCGGCTCCATTCTGGTGTCCTGGGCGTATCGTTCCGCCGCTCCGAACATGATGCCCATGTCCCGTACAAAGCGGTCAAATTCCTCGTTTTTGACTGGATTGAGCACATCGGATGCCAGAACAGGGCTGAGCACCATTTCTGGTGTGTCCGTCCCCTTGACCATCATGCCCTTGCCACGAGCGATGCCACCCTGGTCAAACAGCCAGTCTCCACTCCGGTTATACCACTTCCAATCGTCTGGATCAGAAGTATATGGTATAGAAACTGCGCCATACGATACGGCTAGTCGGTTGGCTTCCTGAAACAAGGAGCGCTTTTCAGAGTCGCTGGCATGCATGGCGTTCATTCGTAGCTGACTGATTTGATTGTTAGCGTCTACCATAGAGTTCGTAGAACCAGAGCCAGAACCAGACGCTCCAGTGGAGGACCCGCCCGAAGCAGGGCCGCCAGAGGCGTTTCCAGACGAAGATGGCGTGTCGAACAGCTTGTTTCCGTACTTATCCAACCAAACACCATTGTGGTCACGATGCGCACCAATGCTGGTGCCAAGCTGATAGTTCAGTTTATCATAGTAGTCGGCTGTTTCCTTGTCGCCCCGCAGAGTGGCATCCCACCACTTCTGGGCATTCTGCTTCATCTGGTCAATGATGTTCTGGTCGTTCTGGCCTCCTCCTCCGGCCTGACCGCTGTCAATGCTAGAATTGAAATCGCCAAGCGCCACGCCCATGTCCCGGAGAAGGTCCGTGATGTTATCCACTTGGGCTTTCATTTCAGGAGTGCCATACTTGGCGATGTCAGAAAGGATTTCTTCGATGGATCGGACATCCTCGGTCATGGAATCCTGAATGTCGCTCCAGCGCTCGGCCCATGCGTCGTACTGTTCTTGTAGAGTTTTTACCTTATTTCCCCAGAACTCGATATCATCATCGTAGGCTTCCTTGCGTTTTTCGTAGTATTCTTCCCATGCCTCGATTTCCTTCTGGTTGGCCTCAATCAGATCGTTGTAGTGCTCCTCCTGAGCTTCCTTCTCCTTCTCCCAGTAGTCAATCTGGTCCTGAATGTAATCCTGCCGGGCCTCACTCTCCTTTTCATAGGCATCAATTTGTTTATTGATTAACTCCTTCTGCTTTTCTAATGCTTTGATCTGGTCTTCTAAGTTGGAAATGATTTTGTCGTGCGCCTGCTGCTCCTTCAGATCTTCTAGCCCTTTCTCTGCATCTTCTTTGGCCTGCTCGGCATCCTCTAAAGCGTCTTCGGCATCCTGAATAGCCTGCTCATCAGCTCTCCAGCCCCATACACCATCTTTTAAAGTATAGATAGTACGCTCGTTTTTGGCAGTTTCGAGATCGAGCTGGGCCTGTTCCAGGTTTTTGATGGCTTCCTGTAAAGCCAATTCTTTTTTCTGGAGAGCCAGCGCAGCTTCCTCACGTTCTTTCTGCTCATTCCACTTCTCGTTTTCTTTATCGAGTTGATCATTTAGATCGTCCAGCCGGTCGTTAATGCCTGGAACGTACTCGCCGATTGTTCCGTCTGGGTTGACCGTGTAGTAGCCCTCGATTTCCTTGTGCAGAGGATCAGTCAGGGCCTCCAGTGCATCCCGTTCGGCCTCAAGCTGTTCATTCAGGTCATCCAGCTTTTCCTCGATGGGTTCTAGAACTTCCTCTAACCTGTCCTGCCATTCCTCGATCTGCTCTTGCAGAGGCTCGATTTTATTTTGGAGTTCTTCATCAAGTTTTTCTACGGCCTCATTGAACTTGTCCAACATGTCCTGGGCATCGTCAATTTCATCCTGGAGTTTGTCGAACTCTTTATTGACGGCAGCCTCCAATTCAGACCAGAGTTCATCCTGGATATTGGAGATAGCGTCCTCGTCGGAGTAGATTTGGTCTTGAATACTCCCAATCCGCTCATTGTTGATGCCGTTGATATTCGTCGACTGGAGAGCCTGCAGGGCTTTCTTGGCCTCGTTTATCCTCTGGGTATAAATCTCTATCTGCTGGCCCGCTGTGCCAGTGGTGCGCTCCAGGGTACGAATCTGTCGGTCGGATTCTGAGATGTAATCTTCAAAGGCTTTGGTCAGGGAATCATAGACCGATTCGAGCTGCTCCTGGTAGTCCCACCATGCGTCGGAGAGGTCTTGGATTAGATCGTCCGTCTCGTCATAACCCATGGAGCGGTAGTAGGCGGCAAGGTCGGCCACCTCCTGCTGCATGGCTTTGTACTCTGCAACAATTTTCTCATTGTCAGCGACAATCTCCTCAACACTCCGGTCGGCCCGCTCCCGATTCTTCCTGAAAAGGTTAAGCTCCCACTCGCGGTCATTGTTATTCTCCATCAGATCATCGTGCATTTCCTGATAGATAGAAACTACCTCATCTGCGAGATCATGATACATCAACTTAAGCTGCTTGATTTCGTCGGAGGTATCAGATAGGCCCTTAGCGCGGAACTGATTCGCCGTTTTATGAATTTCAGCTTGAGCAGCCTGGACATTAACAATACGCTTCTGGTAGGAGTTCTTTTCTTCCTTTTCAAGCAAAGTATTGGTGTCCTCAGTACGGGAAACTAAATCTTTTAGACGGTCGATTTCCTCCTCATACCAAGATTTAGAGGATGTACCTTTTCCTGACGATCCACCTCCGGAGGAAGAATCAAAGGAAAGGGAGGGAATTTCGATTGCGGACGATAGGATGTCCATAACGTCGTCCCAATAGTCCGATACCTCCTTATCGGAGTTCGTATCAATTTCTCTTTTTTTGTTGGTGCGTTTGGTCGGACCCTTATCCATTGCGTCCTGGGCTATTTTTTGAGCAGCTAACATAGCTGCTTGGGTCTTCGTGAACTCCTTTGCTTCTTCGCCATATATTTTTTTGCGCTTATCTTTGCCCTCAACTGCATTTTCGGTCATTTCACCTTGGATTCGCTTGTTTATAGCTTCCTTGAGCTCTTCCAAAGTTTTATAATTATTCAGGTCTGTGATTCCGAGTTCGGCCAATTTGGAGACAATATTGGTGTTTGCGAGGACGGTGTTTTTGTAGAACTCCTCATTCGACATCATCTTTTTGACGATGCTCTTTTTGTACTCGTCGGCTGTCTTGTTGTACTGACTGGAAAGGGCCTCTTGGAGTTCTTGTTCGGAGATAATACCGGCAAGGCGCTGTTCTACCAAGGGGGCCAGTTCCTCAAAGTTTTCTGCTAACTGGGCCAGGGTATCGGTGCTCAGAGTACCAGACTTGTTCAGTTCATCTTGGGCACTGGTCAAAAGCTCTAATTTTGACATAGTTTCGGTGAGCATATCCGCCAGCTTTTCACCTTCTGTGCTGGTGTCCTGAAATTCCTGATTGAGTTCGGCAAGAGCGCTTTCTGCGTCCTCTGACCCGTTGGCAAGAGCGGTGAGGTGTTCAGCTACTTCTTCTGCTGAGACACCGCTCTTGTCCATGATCTCCCTGAGTTCAGGGAACAGGCTGGCCAGTTTCTCAACCTCTTGCTTGGTGACCACATTGTCCGACATGGCGGCCTGTAATGCCTCTCCCAAATCCCGAGAGGAGGCAGCCAATTCTGCAATTTCTTCGGCGGCCCATTCCGACTCACGACCGAACATGGTAATTTTGTCCACCATGTCCTTATTGGCGGAAATCCAGTCCTCAGCCTCTTGTGTCCCTGCGTCTAGCGCGGCTCTGTAAGTGCTGAGGAATTTTTCAGCCTCGGCGTTGAAATTTTCATAAAAACCTTCAATCGCTTCTTCATTCTCTAATTTTCGTTGTGCATCCTCGGCAGTATTTCCTAGGTCGGCAATATTTTTTTCCATCTGCTTGATGGAATCCATGTTATATTGTAGCTTTTCCTCCGTACTGGAGCCGAAAGTAAATGGGCCAATCGTAAAGTCCCCGCCCAAGGCAGTTTTATACTGCTTGAACTCTTCACGGGCAGCAGCCACACGGCGACGCTCTTCCAGAATAATTTGCGCCTCAATCAAACTGTTTTCCATCTTGAGGCGGTCAATGTCAGCTTGGTCGGTCAGTTCCAAAGGGCCGGAAGCATTTAGCGCGGCGATCTGACGGTTGTTTTCTGCCAACTGCTTGTTCAGGCTATCTAACTGGCTTGTGGCCTCCTCGTATTCAGCTCGAGCCTTCTCGGCCTTTTCCACGTGCTCTTCCGTGGTGACAGTAAAGAAGTCGATGGCTTTGATAAGCGCATAAATGGCCGTTATCGCAATACCGACAGGCCCTAGGGCAGTAGTAATAGCACTCCCAAGTCCCTTAAACCCCGCAGTGAGTTTCCCTAGTTTTGTGGTGGCATTGCCTACGCCGTCAAACGCAGTGAGGAATCCTTTGAACTTTCCAAGAAATGCAGCACCGCCTGTTGTAGCGGCGAATCCAGCAAAGGAGGCATTGAGAGTTGCTATTGCTGCTGCTACTACCAGAATATTGCCAACAGGGGTATTAGCAACCTCCATAAGCGCATTTGCGATATCCAATATTCCCTTGATTGCATCATTGGCCTGGAAGGAGGCCACGAGTTCTACCCACTGATTCTTCAGCCGGTTTGTCTTTGCCTCCCAGCTATTCAGGTAGATGTCCAACTCCCGGTCAGCGCTGCCTACACTGTCAGCGTAGGTATCTAGCATCTCTTCGTACATGTCATAATTGGAGATAAGAGCTTGCAGTTGGTTAGACCGTACCTTTCCGCCCAGAGAGGATACGACTTCCTGGAGCTGGACTTCGCTGATAAGTCCCTTTCGGTACTTGTCGGAGAGTTCCCCAATGACATCCATGGGGTTCCGTAGCTGCTCTACACCGTCCTTGTACTCGCGGGTTGCAACGTTCAGATCGCCCAGAGCGGCGGCAGTGGCCTTAATCTCATCCTCTGTCCAGCGTTCACCACTCGCTTCATCAATAGCAATCTCGGTAGACCCCTGGATGTTCAAAATCAGGGCACGGAGGGCGCGGGCGGCGCTGTTGCCAGACTCTTGAGTGACGGCAGTGATCGTGCCGATGGCCGCCATCGTTTCTTGAACCTCCATACCGGCCTGTGCGGCCAGAGAGGAGACAATGCCCATACCACCGGCTAGTTTTTCAACGCTGGTGGCGTAGTTGTTGGAGATCTCGTTGGCTCCATCCAGAACTTTTGTCAGTTCAGAGATATTTCCCTTGTATTTATAGGCAGCATCAACCGACAGAAGAAATTGGTTGGCGGTAGCCTCCTGCACATCGCCCACTTTCTGCGTTTTTACCGAAAGTTCGCCCAGTTCATCAGATAGAGAACCATAGCCAGCCTGTGCCCATTTAGTAACAGAAGCCAAGTAGTCCGAAGCGGCGATACCAAGGGAAGACCCTACTTCATATGCCTTTTCAGAGAGGTTTTCCATCTCGCCAGCAGTGGCGCCCATAACCTTTTGAATGTTGACCAACTCGGTATCAACAGCCTTTAACTCGTCGAGTGCAGACTGTAATAGTGTAATTGGGGTAGATATCAAAGTGTTTATAACATGCGAAAGGAGCATGTTTTTAAACATGTTTCCAAATTCGGAACCTGCCTCTTTGGCAGCGGAGGATGTTTTATTTAGTGCAGAAACAGTATTAAGTTGTGCACGGTTTGTTTTCTCAATCTCTGCCTGGATTTTGGCTTGTGACTGTATTTGTACTTGGGCAGTTTTTTCGGAAGAGGTTATCGCCTTTGATTGCGCGTTTATCTGGGCCTGTGCCGTTTTTTCGACAGCCTGCTTGGTCTTCTCGCTTTCTATTGCCAACTGCCTTTCAGCCAATAGAGCTTCTTGGGTAGCGGAGGCAAGACGGAGCTGTTGGTTTACCTGCTCCGTAACGGAGGCAATATATTTTTGGACTTCACTATTGAGCTTATCGAATGAACTGGTATCTATGGTCAGCTTGACATTACTGTTTTTGCGCAGGCTATCCATTAAGGAATCCATTGTCTTCAGCCGGGATTCAATATCTTTGGCTGCGTCAAGGGTCACTTTTAAAGTAACAACTTCATCAGGCATTTTAAAATCCTCCTACGATTTTTTGGTTGCTGTAAAAATAGGAAAGTAGTATAATAGTCTCATCAAAAAATGTAATTTGTTCGGGGGAAGGAAGGGAGAGAAAATGGGGCTTATCAACTGCCCATCCTGCGGGCAAAGACAGTCTGAGGAAAATGTAGAGTGTATCAACTGTGGAACACCACTGAACAATTTAATTGGCACACAAAATCCTGTAAAAAATATGAAAGACGGGGAAATCTGCTGTCCTCATTGCGGGCATATTCAAAGCCGCACGATTGAACTATGCAAAAACTGCGGGAAAAGTATGCGTACAGTATTGAAAATACAAAAACGGGATATCGCTGGTACAGCTATTTGGATTTGCGCGGCGGTTTTAGGGGTTCTATTTGCCATATATTGTGAAGTGTCACTGGGGATCTTAATTACTGTGGTATGCGCAGGCTTTGCAATAGTGAAATATGAACGGATTGACCGCGCCATCCATAATGCCGGCCTATTGTTGGACCGCGTAAATGAAGAAAGGTTATACCGGGAGTCTTTACCGCAGACACTTCTGTTTGGATTGCAGGGAGTTCCTGGAATATCAGGCGAATGTATCAATCTTCTTTTAGATCAAAAAAGGGTGCAATTGATTTTTCAAGAGAAAGAAATAGAGCGATTCCTCCCGTTTTCCCAAATCGTCTCTTATGGGGTTGTGACACGAGAAGAATACGTAAAAGGGAGTGTACTAACCGGGGCTGCGATCGGAGGTGCCATTGGCGGCGATACGGGTGCTATTGTTGGTGCAATGGCGGCAAAAGAGGGAACTATTATGTATCGAAAATACTTCGAGATTAACTATCGTACTAAGTCGGGCTCCCTCTCGAAGATCGAGTGTCGGTATAAAGGGCTTAACCAATCGAATCTAGACGGTATTGTGCCCCTCTTAAAAAAAGCAATTGGTCTGGAGAAATACCTGAACATGCCGCCCCCTCCTGTCCAGAAATCCGACTATTTATGAATCTGTAGTATGAGGCGCATCAGTACTGAAATGCATGGGCCGCCTCACTTTTTCTGCACTCCGAAGCCGCTGCTGGTAACGCCTTGCCTTGCAAGGCCAGAAAGGAGTGCGGCGGTGGCCCGGCCAGAACTAACCGCCTCAGTTTCAGAGCGATTTAAAAAAGGTCGTGGACCCGGTTGGCGGTAATTCCCTAGGCCATGTTCCACTACATCAGAAAGGGCTATGCCATAATCCGTTCCTTGAAGGGGGGCAACATCTTCCACAATCAGAACATGCCCTGCTTCGACGCGCGCACTTAGATTCCCTCGGTCTCCAAGACCCCCGTCAGATTTGCGTCTGCTGGACATGGCTCGTGCGGTTGCGGGATAGCTATAAACTGCGCTCACTGCCTGTTCCAAAATAATGTCCTTGACAACCTCGGCCACTTCATGTTCAAGTGCGCTGTCAATAGCAGCATCTAATTTTGCAGACATAGTCTGGTATCGTTCCAGTAAACTCAATCAATTTTCCTCCTTAAAGTAAGAGGGCGCACTTCTGCCATGATTGGTAAAAGCGCGCCCTCTCGGACATTTAATAGCCCAACTCTCTTCAGTTTCGGCCCCCGCCTCAGTTGCCCTAGGGGAGGGCTGTCGGTTTAGCTGTGCTGGATATCAGCCGCCACCGGCCACAGTTACCGTGATGTTGTAGGTGATCGAGGCGTGGCTCCCCTCATTGACGGCAATGGTGAAGCTCTTGCTTCCGCCATCTGTGGCGACGCTCGTGGTGTCCACTGTGATGGTGGGCTTCGTAGAATTATCCCCAATCGTCACATTCGCCTGGTCGGTGCCGCCCTTGGAAAGCGTCTGTCCGGATGTCTTGGTTGCCGTAATGACCACGCTATTCGTGGTGTTCACGACGTTGACCGTCACGGTCTTGCTCGCTCCGCCCCCGCTGAGGCTGTTCCCGCCCCCGCTGCCCGGAGTTGTCAGCGCAAACGTCACATCTGCGGTCGCCGGAGGAGGTGAGGCCACAGTGACCGTCACATTGTAGACGATGGTACTATGGGCATCCTCGCTTACCGTCAGCGTGAAGGACTTTGAGCCACCCGCGGCGGAAACGCTGCTTGTGTTGACGGTATAGGTAGGGGCGGTTGCGCTCCCGGCCGGACTGACATCACTGGCGTTTGTGCCGCCGACCTTTACTTCCTGGGCGGATGTTTTTGTGCCGGTGAGCACCACGCTCCCGGTGCCATTCTGTACGTTGACAGTGACGGTTCTGTTGGAGCCGCCGCCGCTGATGGTGTTGGATTCGTTCTTGCTGGGTGTGGTCAGGTCAAAGGTCATGTCCGCTGTGTCATCAGGCGGGGCGGCAACGGTCACATCAAAGGCGTAGGAGATGGGAGATTTGCCTGCCTCGGTCACACCAAGGGTAAAGTTTAGGGTGCCGCCGTCAGAGGCGACGGAGGAGGTATCAATGGTGTAGGTGGGGATGGTGTCATTACCAGCCGCGGTTACTAGAGAGGCGTTGGCTCCGGTGATGACCACGCTCTGAGTAGCGGTTTTTGTGCCGGTCACGACCACAGAGGAGGTTCCGTTCACCACATCTACATCCACTGTGTAGGTACCGCCTCCGCCACTCAGTTTGTTATCACTGCCGGAGGAAGGCGTGGTGAGCTGAAAGGTGACATTGGAAGTTGGCGTACTGGCCCCACCCTCCACGGTCACAGCGGCGGCGGTAGTCAGCTCAGAGTTATACTTGGAGGTGATGACCAGATTGCCGGTGCCATTGGCAGTGCCAGTGATAACGCCATTGGGGGAGACGTTGAAATACAGCCCGCCGTCCTCTGGAGTGTAGATAAAGTTGGTCAGGTCGGGGGTCACAATCTCGCCGTTGTCCATCTCATACTTTACAGGGATAGTGTAGGGAGAACCGGCGGTGACAGTGATATCGTTGCCGCCCACGATAGCCAAGCTCTCCACGTTCTGGTCGGGGTTGCCGAACAGCTCCAGTACCATGTAGGCCAGTTTGGGAGAGGAGGAGCCGCCGCACTGGATGCCCTGCTCACACGCCTCGTCGTAGGACAGAGCGGTCAAGTTCATGACGGTGGTGGCGGCGGTGGTCTGGGAGCCCTCGGTGGAAGCGTCGCCGGAGAGCTGACCACGGGGGATCGTGATGTAGAGGGAGCCCACACGGGAGCCGGTATTGGCGTTGGAGGCGCTGCCCTCAGTAGAGTAGACAGGGATGGTGATGAAGCCGCGCACCACGGCAGGATTCATCAGAGTCTCAATGGAGAGCTGCTTGGCAGAGGGATTAGTGGTGTAGTAGTGGACACAGTAGGTGGTGCCCGCCACGGCGGTGAAGCCCTGGATTTGCTTAGTATCAGGGTCGATGGGATAGGCGGTGCCACCGTTGTTGATGTAGCCAACTACGTTGCAGCCGCCAAGGGGGGCAACTGGTGTCTGCATCACGGTCAGGGTGGTTCCGTTGGCCTCCACCGCCTCATCCACGGGTACCACGCCGTTATAGACCACGTTCCCGCCAACGGACAGGGCGCGGCCCTCAAGGGAGAAGTCGGCGGCGGTCAGGTTCATGGTCAGAGAGGGAGTGTCTGGAATCTGGATGACGATGGGGTTGCCAATACCTGCGTTGATGGGGCCTAGGTTGATGGTGGACGCCAACTGCGAAGTGGACATTTTGTTGGAGTAATATACCAAGTCATTGGTAGCAGGGTCGAACATCTTTACATCCATGGTGCCCTTGGCGTACAGGGGACGGCCATTCAGAGTAGCAGTAATCATAGAGACGTTTGCTCCTTTCTTTCAGGTGGATTGGCTATCTCGCTTCCACAGAACCGGATAGCCTCTGTGTGAGTTCCGCAAGGGAGACGAGTGCGCTTGAATGTTTGTCACGGTCGTACTTCCAGGAGGGCCACGGGTTACCGTTCTTATATTTGGCTCCCGCTGCCTCCGAAAGTGCGGCTACAAGGTGTCCGGTGATTCGGTCAATGGCCCGCTCTGTCAGAACGAATCGCCTTACCGTCCATTGGAATATATCTTCGACGGGGATCTGCGTTTTGACAGAGACGGAGTAGATCAGAGCCTCGCTATCTGGTACGAGGTTGAGAGAACTTTTCGCAGCCAAGTCCCGTTCCGCCTGCACCAGTTCGGCGTTCAGGGTTTCGTCTGGAAGTTCCACTTCGTTTTGTGCGGCCAGGATTTCCCGGAGCTGAACGAAGTTCTGCGGGGTGATCTCAACGCTCACTTCACCCTGCGTCACTTCCAGGGCGGTCAACTTCCGTGGGTTGTCCTTCTCCGTCTGGATGCCTATGGGAATGTATTCTTCTCCATCCAGCCCTTTTCTCACTTCCAGCCGCAAAGAAAGCATCAAAAAGAGTAGGATACGGGAGAAAAAACCGCCCTGTGGGCCTCCATTGGTTCGCACGTCGTAGTCAAGCGCATACAGGGCTTCCAGATAGCGCATAACCACGTATTTACTTGGTAGTGTCTGCTGTTGAGCCGTAAGGCCCATTTGGGCGATGATAAACCTGTTATAGTCTTTCATCAATATTGGAAACAGGGTCAGGCCGTTCCATTCGATTGGTGTGCCCATACGGACGGCTTCCTGCTGTTCCTGAGTGAGTGGCATGATTGATGCCTCCTGGTAAACAAAAGCAGGGGGCCACACAGAAGAAATATGCTCTCCTGTGTGGCCCCTAATGGCCCTTCTGCGCTCACAATTGAGCGTAGGTCTTTTTAATTCAGTCCTGCCATGTCAGGCCGAGAATCACCCTCCGTCCCAGGTTGGTTCCCCTGTCGTCGATGTTCCATGAGCCGCAGGACGGGTGTTGTGTGCGGTCAAAGTAGAATGTGCCAACACCGTTCATATTCACGCCGTTTAACGCCTCAATCAGAGCGCACTCCATGGCATAGGTGCGGGATATGGCGTAGCCGGATGCAGATTCATAGTTGACATTGGTAGTCAGTTCGAAGATCACAGACAGTTCGGCACGGTACGACCCTTTTGCCACTGTCTGGCCCATATAGCATCGTAATGAGGTGTCCCCGATGTTCTGTGCCTGAGCCACATATGCCTGCGGGAAGATACGGTAACCCTTCTCTGGGGAGACTGGGGCAGTTGGATGTTCCGGGTCAAATAGAACGGACAACTTCTGTTCCGTCGTCGGACACGGCTCGTCCAGCGGGGAAATCCCATCATAGAAGAGGTACTTCATCAGCCGTACCCTTGGATAGATGTTCTCAGTGGGGGGATTGTAGTTCGGCAGTGGCATGTCCATCAAATAAGTGCAAACTTGGCGGGGGATGTTCTCTGCACCGATGAACTTTATATATTGCTGATCTCGTTGATATGGATAGGTAGGTGAAGGCCACATGCCTACTCCTCCTTTTCTGCCCGCACATGTTCCAGCCATTCCTTACTCTTGCGGGCTTGTGCCTCGGCCTCTGTCTGCACTTCGTGCAGGGCATCCAACGCATTTTGAATGCTTTCCGGGGTACTCTGTGCAGTAAACAGCATTACAACTCGGGAAAGCAGATCATTTTTGGCTTGGAGCAGATTATAGATTTCCGCATTCAGGAGTTTTTCAAAGTCCCGGTAGTCAGACAGGATGGCGGCGGCGTGGGCTCGCACCTCCGGATCGTCATCCCGCTTCATCCCTTCCAGTTGTCCGTAGGTTTTGGAAAAGATGTCATACTGCCGGGCGGTGAACTCGAACTTCGGGGTCTCACTGTTGTAAAGTCCGTTCACGTCGATCAGGTGAAGATAGATACCTGCCAGCACATAAGACATAATCAGCCGCTTCCCCAAAATGTTCTCCTGCCAGCGGGGCGGTATTGGTTGAACGTTTGCGTTTTCACTTTTCGGTAGCACATCCACCAGCTCAATGCAGCCGGGGGCCAACAGTTTGACGATGGCGGTCTTTTTGGCGATGCTCAGGTAGGTGTCAGCCTTCTTTACGCTTTCTGCTTCGAGACTTGCGAACTTGTTTTCCATTCTGCGTCTCCTTCTTTTGTTTAGTTATGTGTGTCGCTTCTTCTTTACCAGAAATAGTTTCCTCGGCCTTGCCCTCGGCATTCGGGATGACGTTCCGTACATACATCCCGCTGGGAAGGACAGTTGTTGCATCCGGGGCCTGCTCCACCGACTTCAGGTTCTTTACCCGAGGGATGACGTTTTGGTGGTATCCGACAGAAGGGGATCGGTTCTGCGGTTGGAGCCGCTTGCACTCCTGAAAGCCCGGAGTATTCTCGTACTGCCGGGTCTGTGGGCAGTTGTACTGGTGGGCGCACAGGAACCTTCCCTCACAGTATAGGGCCTGCTTTCCTGTCTGGTTGGTCGCCTTTTGACATCTTGGCTTGTTCAGCATGATTGTCACCTCTTATTCAACTGAATTTTCAACTTCCGGTCAGTTTGATTTCTGCTGTCAGAGTCGCAGTCCCATCTGTGATGCTCACTGTTAGAGGAACAGGGGAGGGGTAGTAGCAAGAGATGGCAGACTGCGCTCCGACTATTTGCGCGGTGTAGCAGTTCTGATCAGGCCCGGAGAAAGACCACTCCACAGGGCCCTGTTCCCCAGCTACGGCTAGTTTGCGGCTCTGGTATGCTGGGATATTCCTCGGTACGTCAGTAGCCCAGTGAAGCCCTGTTGGAGCATCTTGTACCTCTAAAACGGTGTCTGTGAAGATGCTAGGGTTCTCCTTCAAAGTGCATCGAATGATTACCTGACCGTTTACCATGCCTGTTACCACGCCATTCTCGTCCACCGTGGCAATCTCCGGGGAGTGGGAAGACCACAGATAAGTCACAGCGATGGTGTCCGCCACCGCCTCGCCGTTTCGGATAGAGGATGGCACAAGAGAAACGTGTTCACCGGCCTGAATCGACCGGGGGCCGGTGACATTGACTATCCATGAGAACGCCAGCCCATCCGCCACCTGATGCTTCATATCGTCCCGTTCCGTCGGTTCTTGGTAGTACAGGGAGAAGCGGAGCACCCGCACACTGTCCTGCTGGTCGGTGAACTCCCGTATGTAGTCAGACAGGCCCCGCACGGCAAAGCCGCTTGTTCCAAGAATCATGCGGGTGTTGTTTTTAAGATTCTGAATCGTCCATGGGTTGGCCTGCATGATGCAGTCCATATAGCTGTCTGCCAACTTCATAGTTTCCGTATCTGTGTTGGCGTTCGCCATGGTGTTTGGCCGGGTGATGACCATCGGTTCAGATACGATGTTGCCAAAGTAGTCCAGACTATTCCACACGGCGTTGCACCGTTTCACCAAAGCGTTCCCGGACACGCTTGCTATATTGGCGGGGGTGTCCGCCAACCAACAGTTGTTCCAGAACCAGAACTTGGTGCCGGGCCTTATGTAGTCGATATCTGGCCGCTCAAAGTACACCACCCGCCAATCATCGTCGTGGGACATATTACTGGTATTGAGGGAAGAAAAGTGGGCAGCGGTTCGTATCTTATACCACCCAGCTTTCCACGCATCATCGTCCTCAAGCCCCTGCACTTGTGCTTCAAAGAAGTCCGTGGCATACTGCGCCATACTTCGGAGGTGCTGTTTTGCGGGGTCCGCCATGTATTGGTGCTGGAGGCCAGTGCCGCTCGGGGTGTTAGAGTCCCGTTGGATGACAGGTCGGCGTTGCATAAACGGCATGGTATCACCCCTTCGTGACAAGGGCCTTCAGCTCGTCGTAATGTTCCTTGGTGATTTTCTTGGCCTGATACAGTTTTTCTACCCTATCAGCCGACCACAGGCCAGTGGATACATAGTAGCGCATGGTTTCTACGTCCATCTTAAAGCCCTCCCATCAACAGAATATAGTCCATGTCGGCCCTCAGTTGTTCCACTTCGCTCGGTCCACCCTTTGCCTCCTGGAATAGCTCGTTGTAGTGATTTTGGACATAAGTTTGAAGGTCAGGCCGCTCCCGCATCTCTAAGTGGTACTCCTCATACTCCCAGCCCTCATAGTCACTGCTTTTATATGGAACAGCGTTTTTGTAAAACCGTACAAGGTAATAGCCAGAATGTTTTGGCTGCTTTTCTACAGTAAAAGCAGGTGGATTAACGTCACCGTGTACTCTCATGCTTGCACCTCCTGACGACGGAAAATAAGGCGGGCACCATTCGAATCTGCTTCTGAAGCAGAGTTGTATCCGCAATAAATATCAAATAATCCGGTGCTATAGTTATTGTTATAGTGATTTCCGACTACTGCAATGCGCCATGACTGACCACTAGAGATAATCACCCGATCTGGTATATATGAACTTTGACTGCCTCCTGCTTCGGTTGGGATGAATGCCCATGTGGCCCCTTCAAATAACCCGGTTTTACTTATATACCCGCTTATTGAAACTCCTGGCATACTTGTACTTACATAGTTGATTCCAGTATCATCTGCATAATTTTCTGGATTTGTACAAATAAGGAAAGTACCTTCGTAGACATTTATACCATCTATTACTTGGTATAGATTCCCCCATAGATTTTCAATCCATCTATATTGTATGGCCGTATCTCCATCTGTTCCAGACGCACGCCCTGTGTGGTAAATCATGTTGTCCGTTCCGCCATTGTTCAATGGAGCAGAGCGTCCAGAAGTATAGCCTAGGCCAATGGTATTCTGACTATCCCAGTCTGCAAATTCAACTAAGTAAAGTAACCATGCAGCGCACCATGTCATATAATCATATCCATCCCAGCCCGTACCTTTTGCCCGAGAGTTTGTGCGGATGGTTGGCCTTGTTGCACCACGTAAAGGTTGTATACCTGAAATGGACTTATATCCTGGAGTTGTATTATACCTTCCGATGTACGTCCCGCTGCCAGGGTGCCTCTCAAACCCTTCAAGTGGCATTGAAGATATATAGAAAAATCGGATACTTCCGGCGTCCGATACGCGGTAATAAAATTTAGGAATCCATACCAACGTTTCATGTTCTGTGCGGGAAAATCCAGGCTCTCCCCGTTTGTAAATTTCTGTTCCATTTCCATCAAGGTTACATTCATAAATTTCTGACCAAGGCGCAATCCGGTCAAATGGGGAAGTTCCGCCTATTATCCCAATTGCGGGAGAGGGGTCTTCAGTCACATTAGTTGTAACATAGCTGTATGGATCATTATTGATAGTCAAGCGGGTCAGTTTAGTTGATGGGTTTGCCATATCCCAAGACACACCACACACAGCTCCGCTGGAAAGTGTGACAATATATTGCCGTACTGTAGAGATAGCCACTTGGTCGGTTACCTTTTCTCCATCAAGTGTGGCTGATATATCCCAAGTTCCAAATAAGGGAATATCTACGGTGACCGCTCCATTTTCGTTTGTCTGTAACGTCAGTTTTGTTTCAGCTTTCTGAATGACTACATCGATGTTTGGAGAAGATGGGGCTGTATATATGATAAGTTGTGGCTTCATAGCGGTAGGTTTCACTACTGGGGTGTAAATCGCCCCGTTGTAAATTTGGGTTGCATTATCCTCTTCAACAGACACCTTTGCAGATATCGAATTTCCTTGAATGGATATACCATCTCCAGCAGTATAGGAAGTAATTCCCGTAGAATTTTGTGTATAATCAAAGATAGGCATTGTTTTTACCTCCTACTCATGCGCCTTTTGGAGCCCGATACTCAATCCTACAGCTTGTCCCAACGGTTGGACTATCGTTTGTTAAAAAATATCCTATTCCAGCATCTGTATCATCGTTCCAGTCTCCACCAGTGACAGACATGTAGATTGACTCAGAAGCATTGCGAATATTTGCACGATCCGGGATATAAGTACTAGAACTGCCTCCAGACTGATCAGGTAAAATGCACCAATTGTAGGTATCTATCACGTTTAGTCGGGTAATGTAGCCGGAATTGGAACTAAAAGGCCCAAGGTCAATGTAGTCGGTTGGAATCGAGCCACCATATTTAGTAGGGTCAAGGCAGATATACATATTGCCATTCAGTTTGTTGACCCCATCTGTCAACTGGCGATAACTCCCCCACAGTTCCTCTATTCCGCGATACTGCATTGGGCTGCTTGAAGTGGACGCTGTTTTTTTGCCTGTGTGGTATATCATATCATCGGTAGCTCCATTCGGCGCACCAGCAGAAGCATTTACTTGTCCGGGTCCTATCAAAGCCTGACTTCTCCAATCTGCAAATTCAACAGCATATAAGAGAAATATGGCACACCAAGTAGAGTAATCAAATATTTGCCAACCACTACCTTTTTTGGTGGCATACGAACGAGCGTAATCGGCATTAAAGGAGCTCCCGTAACTTGGTGTTCCACCCGATTTAGACGTAAATACTCCGTTTTCAATTTTGACTCGGTATCGAGCCACATACGTGTTACTACCCGGATGAAGTTCAAATCCTGAAATTTTATTGTCGGCAATATAGAAGTAAATCATATCTTCTGAAGAAATGATTTTGTAATAGAAAGGTGGAATATAAACCATGGTATCATTGGCGGTCCGAGTAAATAATGGGTTATCCTGGTCAATAATATCTCTATCTACAATGTTGACTTCTTTCATTCCCATCCATGGAAGATAGTTATCAAATGGGGAACTTCCGCCTCCTGTTCCTACCGCCGGGGATGGTTCTGATGATACCGTATTATTCACGTACCCATTTGGATCATTTTCCGAAGTAAGGCGTTTCATTTCCGGGCTAGAATTGGACATGTCCCACACAACGCCAAAAATAGTAGCCGGAAATAAAGATAAGCCGACAGAATACATGTCCGCGTGTGTAACATAAATCGTTTCTACATTCGTGATGTCCCCATAGGTCGCTTGTACGGCCCAAGGCCCAAATGCGCTTACTTCTAGGGTTGCAATCCCGTCAGCATTTGTCGTACCAGAAACTACAGTTTCTCCCTGTGTGGCTGTGACAGATATTCCGAATAAATTTTCCGCTCGCACGGTTACTTCGATCAATGGGAACGTTTTACCCTCAAACGGTATGTATGTGTAAATCCCATTTTTGCTGATGCTCGTAGCATTGTCACAGCTATTTATGGCCCTGATGGATACAGCCTCATTGGTGATGGAGACTCCGTTTCCAGGCACAAGTTTGTTTCCGCCGATATTGGGAGTTACATCGAATACAGCCACTTTTACGCCTCCCATGCCATTGTAGGAAAGATTAGGGCATTATAGTTTAGATCAATATCCGGTTTACTCTGGGCTGTGTAGGTTAGCGAGTTGTCTCCTTGTGCACTCCACTTTACCCCGGAATTGGCGGCATTAGTTGCATCCGTTGGCGTTGCAGGGCCTGTTACCGCCGAATTGTCCTTTGTAATACCAGCAACCGTCGCTGTTTGTGTATAAGGCGCGCTTTCGCCTGCCCAACCTGTGGAAGTCAGGGTAAAGGGTACGGCATCGGTAGAGGCGGCGGAGCCCCCGCTGCTTCCGTCCCGCCCTCTTGGTATGGTAAAATCGAATACAGCGTCGCTGGAGGTTCCGCTGTTGGTCACCTGTGCGGCTGTTCCAGGATCTCCGGTGGTCACGGTACCAATCTTGACTGTTGCAGCTTTTCCATCAGCACCAGCAGGGCCTTGAACGCCTGCCTCTCCTTTTGGACCCTGTGCACCAACCGCACCCTGCGGACCAGCCGGGCCCTGAACTCCAGCTGTACCGGATGGCCCCTGTTCGCCCCGTGGACCTGCGGGCCCGGTCGGGCCCGGTTCTCCCTGTGCGCCTTGTGGGCCGGTCGGGCCAGCGGGGCCAGCGGGGCCCTGTTCACCCTGCGGCCCCTGCTCTCCTGGGTCGCCCTTGGGGCCCTGGATGCCTTCCGTGGTACTCAGGTCATAGAAGAACTCATAGGCAGATGCCCCTTTGGCGTAGATGTATCCGCCCTGTTCGCCGCCGGTCTGGGTGGAGATCCCCACAAGAGAGCCCTGCGGCAGACCATCGGTGGCATAACCCTCGTTCATGGCGGAAACGGTATCATATATCTTCTGAATGAGGAACGGATTTCCCTGGTCTCCCTTGGGACCCTGGATGCCTTGCGGGCCTTGCGGGCCGACACTACCGGCAGGACCCTGTGGTCCTTGTGGCCCCTCTGGCCCCGTGGCTCCCCGTTCTCCCTGGATACCTTGCTGGCCTTCCGGTCCCTGTACACCGGGCTCGCCCTGTGGTCCTGTGGAACCAGTTGGGCCAGCAGGCCCAGCAGGTCCTTCCACGCCCTGCTCGCCTTGAACGCCCTGCGGTCCGGCAGGTCCGGTCGCTCCAGGGGCGCCCTGGTCTCCCTTCGCGCCCGTGTCGCCCTTCGGGATGCCGAAGTTAAAGGTCACGTTGGTATTGGAACCGCTCTTTTCAACGGTGGCCTCGCTCCCCGCTGGAAGCGTCTCCACGGTGGCGTTGATGTTCGGGACTACCACGGAGCCGCCGCCGGAGCCGGAACCGCCGCCGACGACCATTGCGCCAACAATTCCGTCTTTAATGGACATTTTTGATTCGCCCCCTATCTCACTTGACCCATTCCAGGTTGCCGTTGAGAATGTAGGTCACACGACCGATTCCGCTTCCGTCCGCGCTCTCGGCGCAGAACGCCTGAGAGCCGATGCCGCAGTTGGTGGGCAGCTCAGCAGAGTCTTCCTCGCTGTCTAGCACGAAGGTGGACGTGAACGGGTCGGTGCCAATCAGATGAAATGCCATGACCATGACCTCCTTGTTCAGAAAAGATTGATGGAAGGGCTGAAATTTACCACGCCGCGGTAGGTACAGGCTTGCTCATACCGGCGGAGTTCCTGATTAAGCGTATCTTCCTCACTCCGCCGCTTTTCCTCCTGCGCTCGTGTCCAGTTGGCTTCGTTAGGTGGGGCAAAGGATTTGTCACTCACTTTAGCTGACCGCGCTAGCCAGTTCCCGGTGAAGCGGTACTCCCATACCATGTGGAAGCACAAGCCCAGGATGCGCTTCATATCCGGGGAGAGCGTTTTTTGGAACACTCCGTCCCGATACAGGTCGATGATGAACTCTGTGCCAGATATCAGCCCAGCAGGGAAAGTCACCTTCCCCGTCTGAGGGTCGTAGGTTTCCATGGAATAGGGAGTGTCCACGGGATTTCCAAATTTATCTGTGCCCCGGATAACCACAGAACACAGTTCGTATCCAGGCTTGGCCTGGATGGTGATAGGCTCTGTAGTAGGTGTCTGCATTTCTCCAGGTGGCAGGATTTCAGCCGGTACAGCCCACTGTGTCTCCGAGAAAAAGGACGGGGTACGCTGGGATAGATAGGAGATGATTTCCGTTGGCCGATTGAATCGGGGGATTGCCGCTTGAAGATAGTAGGAGGCGGTATTGAGAAAGGCCGCCGGATTGATGTCGTATGCCTCCTGGTTTCTCACATCGTCTGTGAATAGGTTGCCATAGTTCAGGATGATGTCAGACCATTTTGTGGTCGCTCCCAGCGGCTCTACCGGGGCCAAAACTGTGTTCTGATAGGGAACGTCATCATAAAGAAGCGTTACCGTGACTTCTTCGGTGCCTGTCAGCGGGGGCACACCGAAGTAGTCCTCCCTCTGCGGGGCTGGTGCGGAGTGGAAATAACCTGTCGCTCCCGTCTCGAAACTCTGGGCGCTGTTCAGGTGGAGGGGGTATGACTGCCCATTCAAAGTTACGGACACGGACTTATATGCGGCTGTGTCGCCCTCATAATCAGGGTCCTTTTGGACAACCACCCCCACCCAAGGGATAGCGGTAAAATAGCCGTCCGGGAAAGCGGAGGCAGGGGAGAATGGGTCTGTACTGCCGCCCTGGGCCTCCACATCAGCGAGAAAGGCGGAGTATATAGGCTTGTTGTTGATGAAATAGGCGTGGATGCCTGTCAAAGGGGCCATATGATCCGCCTCCTGTCTGTGTTCTGCACTCCAGTTCATGCGCCGGAGCGCCAGCATATAAAGCGGGGATTTTATGCGCTCCCCGCCGGGGCGCATCAGACCTTGTTCAGGCTCTCCAGAATTGGCCGGAACATCCCCTTGGGGTCCTCGGACTTGGAGAGGTCGTTCAACGGCTCCACTTTTTCACGGGAAATGCGGTTGTCGCCCCTCTGATAGGAGGAGATGAAGTGGGTGGCGACCATCCGCTTGTGCTCGACGCACAGCTTGGAGAACAGCTCCTTTAGCCGCTCCAGCCCCACGTCCAGCAGCCGGTCGAACATTTGCATATCCAGCAGTTCGCCGTCCTTGTAGTCAACATTGTACCGCCGACGCTCATCCTCGTTCAGACCGTTCAGGACAATAAGCCGCCGCTGGTTCAGCAGCCCCCGGATTTCCGGTGTCATGAACTTTCCGCCAAACTCCTTGCGGGGGACCTCTACATAGCCTCCCACACCGTTTAAATAGCCGTAGTCCCCCAAGGACAGCACATTGGTAGGGGAGACGGCGGCGATGTAGGTCAGCTCCACAGTTTCTTCCGGCTTCGCCATGACCACGGTGGAGCCCGGATTCTTCTGCATGGCCTCGATTTGCTTCTGCATGGCCTCCAACTGCTTGGCAAGGGCTTCGTTCTGCTGGCGTAGCAGTTCTGTCTCTGTGGGCTGTGACTGCCCGACGGTATCGGCAACAGGATTGGCTTCCATAGTTTCCGCCACGGTGTTTTTGATGTTTCTTACGCCTCTGGGCATTTTTAACGCCCCTTTCTGTCAAGATTTGAAGGGTGGGGAGGGCCCCGAAGGGCCGCTCCCCTATAGAAAAGGAGGAAATCAGGAAGGCATCTGAATGGCGGCGACCTTGCTGCCCATCACGATTTTGGTGTCCATGACGGCGGTACAGTCGATGTAAATGGAGTTGTCGCCGCTCTCGCGGGGCTCCATCTCAATGACCAGAGGAGAACCCTCGGCAAAGGCGGTGTAGACGGGGGCGTAGGCGCGGCCAATGCGCCCGGAGATGAGAATGAGGCCCTTCATGCCCAGCATCTCGCCGGTGGTATTCACGGTGCCGGGCACCATGGCTGGGTCCACATCAAACAGAGGCACACCGCCCACCACGGACAGGAAACCGTTGCGCATCCACTCCTCGCCCAGGCCGTAGGTTAGGGCGGCATCGGAGGGAGTGCCCAGCGGGAGAACCTTTTGGAGGTCGCGGTAATCGCCAAAGGCCATCAGTTGGTTCCGGGGGATACCGTTTGCAGTGGAGGTCGCCACAATAGCCTCTGCCCAGTTCTGGGAGTTGTAGGTGTCGAAGGTCAGGTAGTCGGGGATGTAGGGGCTGTTGTCAGCCAGGGTCATAATGGCCCCGATGTAGTTCGCCATGATGCGGGAGTACATACCGCCCATGATGGCGTTATAGTACCAGCCGATGTCCACATCGTTGCCCACCATCTGGTACCACTTGATGACAGCCCGGCAGGTGTAGGGCCGGGGATTCAGAGTGATGGTGTCATCGTAGAGGTAGTTCATGGTGGTGGAGCGGGAAGCGCCCCAGCTGGAATCCTCGAACAGGAAGATGTCGTTGCTGTGAACGGTAATCTCCTTCGTCTGGCCCAGGGGCACAGTGGTAGTCTCCATTAGGAGGCCGCCCATGTTAGAGATTGTGTAGGGCAGCAAGGGTGTGATGATCTCCCTGGAAATACCGGCCAGCGTGGCGAGGAAGTTCCGGTCTCGTAACAGACCAAGGTCGTTCTGGACCTGGGCGAAGTCCTCGGGGGCGGGCTTGCCCTGCACAGCATAAGCCTGGGCGGCGCAGAACATCAGCAGGTTCTTTTTGTGCCCGGAGGACAGGTTAGTGTAGGCAATATCGTCCATGCGAGGCTTGTACTCGCTTTTGTTGCGAACCTTGTTGGAGAGACGCCCGTTGTACTCCATGGTCACCAGCCGACCGGTGGCGATCAGTTCGTTGCGGGAGATGCGGCCCATCTTGGTATCCGCTGTATTGACTTTGAAATTGTCAAGGGAAATGCTGTTCAGTTTCAGAGACATTTATGCTTCAGCTCCTTTCTCAGTCCGCACCAGCCACGGTGACGGTCACGGCGTAGCTGATGGAGGTGTGGCTGCCCTCGTTGACAGTGATGGTGAAGTTCTTGCTGCCGCCGGCAGTAGCCACATTGGTGGTGTCCACCGTGATGGTCTGGGTGGTGCTGCCGTCGCTTCCTAGGGTCACGTTGCTCTGGTTCGTGCCACTCTTGGCGAGGGTTTGCCCGGAGGTCTTAGTCGCCGTGATAACCACGCTGTCGGTGCTGTTCTTCACGTTCACAGTAACGGTCTTGGTCGCCCCACCTCCGTTGATGGTATTTGAACCATCGGGGGATGGAGTAGTGAGAGCAAAGGTCACATCAGCAGTAGGGGCTACAGGGGCCGATGTTCCTGCGATACCGTTGAAGTGGGCGATGACCCGGTACGCCTTACCCCAGTTGCGTGTTCCGACGGTTGGATAGACCTCGCCCACGATCTCGAACCAGTACCCGGTGTTGGCATCTGGTGCGGAGGCCCCAGCGACCAGCAGACCGTTGGAGACTGTGGCGTACTTGGTCGTCTGGAGGTCGGTTGGGGCAGTAGAGAAGTTGCCAGAGCCGAACACATATTGCCAGCCAGGTACAATGCGGCAGAAAGTACCCACTACATCGGCAGGCAGTTCAAGACCAGCAGTATTTGCTCCGACGCGCCAATTGTTTACGCCGTCACCCACCATGTTCACATCGTAGGAATCATAGGCAAACAGCTCCAGGATTTCTCCGTTGGTGGTGTTGGAGCCGCTGACAGCTTTGTTGAAAATCCAGGTATTCCCATTCAAAATGCCGTTATAGCCGGAGGCGGGCATAAGCTGGAGTTTCGTCACCAGAAAACCGGAGGGGCAGATCTCGGGAGTGCCGGCGTCCTGGTACACACCGGCCAGATTCGCCATTGCATCATACTGGCGGTTGCCGTTTTTCAGTTCAAAAAAGGTATTGGCAATTCGAGCCATTCTGTATTGCTCCTTTCTCAGTCGGAAATGTTCTTGATGGCCTGGGACAGGAAGGCGTTGGAGTCGCCCCCGGCTGCATTGGTTGCCGATCCGCCGCCCTCCCAGACATAGCGCTTCTCCTGCGCGTTTGCCTTGGCTCTGGCGGCCTGCATGGAAAGTTCGCCGATTTTGCTCATCACGTCTGCGGTGGCCTTCTGGTCTCCGACCCACTCGCCTGCCTCGTTAAGCACGGTGTTGTAGCACCCGGCCTCCACAGCGTCCATGAGCTGTTTACGGGTATCTTCGCTCAGTTCCATGTGGCAGGCATCGGCCTCACTTATGGCTTTCTCAATGACTTCCTTGGCGGCCTTAATACGTCGCTTGTCCTCGGCCTCGTTCATAGCCTTGACCTTTGCGTTCAGAGCCTCATTTTCCTTTTCAAGGTTGGAACACTTGGTCTCAGCGGATTCGGCCCGGTTGTTTGCGGCTTCCACAGATGCTGCCAGCATGGTGGTCACATCGACGGATACCACAGTACCGTCCTCGAACTTGAAGGGGGCGGAGAGATTGGCATAGGTGATTCGCTCCGGGATAACGGTATCGTGGTCCTCGGCCTTACTGGCATAAGTGCAGGGGAGGCCGCTGGCATTGAGCATCAGGATATGGTCGCCATTTTCGCTCATGTCCAGGATGCGGTAGTCTTTGAACTTCTCCTGTACTTTTTTCAGCAGAGGGACATTGCTCATTCCGCTCAAAGTTTTCACTCCTTTATTGTTGTCTTGCGGCTTGTCCGTATGGTAGGACGCGGCCCGGAGTTGCATTTCCTTGAATTGGCTCTGCATAGCCTCCAGCGCCTTGATGTTCGCCCCAGGGACAGCCGGTGCAACGCCGTCGCCCAGGATGGTGACACCCAGTCCGTACCATTGGGAGTAGACCTCCCGGTCTGTCTCCCGGTGGGCCTTCGTCACGTTGGTCTCGGCGGATACAGACATGCGCCCCTGTCGTGCAATCTTGTCCACCAGCTCAGGATTATAGAAACGCCAGAGCTTTCCCCTGGCGATGGCCCACACTTCACCGTCCCGTTCCTCGGTCCATACGGCGTCGTCTGTGTCATAAATTATGCCGACAATGCGCTCTGCGGTTCCGTCTGTGAAGGAGTAATGGACTTGTCCGTCCATCCCCCTGCTCTCAGTCATGTTGTGGCCGTCTCCGATACGTCCGCCAGGAAGATAGGCGCACAGGATGGGGGTGCCCCGGAAGGTATTGGCGTAGCGGCCAATGTTCCGGTAGTCCCAGCCATTCTCATTGAGGCCGGAGCGCATAATTTCGATCCGCACGTCCCAATTCAGGTCGTTGTCCTGTTGAAGCACTCGGAGGGAACCCAGGCCGTCGAATGGGGCGGCGGACTTGGTCTTGATTGGCATTAAACATCGTCCTCCTCTCCGTTGTCCGGTAGGTCGTAGATGCTTTTAACCCACTTGTCGAAGCTGGACATACTCGAGCCGTTATCCCACATAGACCAGCTTTCCAGCAGTTTCTTCCGATCCTTGCTGTTCTCAATCTGGAGGCTTTCCACCTGCCGGGCCAGACCAGGGAAGTGCCCCTGACTCTGGCTGGGTACACCTCCCACCTCATTTTCCTTTCGGTCGGCCACGTTAATAAATCTCTGGAGGGCCTTGTCCACGTTATCGTTAAGCTCAATGCAGACACGGAACACTTCGTCCAGGCTATCCAGAAGTTCGTCCAGTTCAGGCACAGATGGGTATTCAATTTCAAGCCCCTGTTGCCGCATGATAGCGGAAAACTGGTCGATGTACTCCGGCTGCTTGTGTTCCATAGTGTGGAGGGAATCACTCAGATAGGCCATTCCATACCGGCCCCACACGATCTCCTTGATGGAGGCGTAATATTGCATTGCCGCCCAGTAGGCACGAATGACTTCCCGCATGGGGTCGCGCAGAGCGAAGAACTTCGGGTTTTCATAATTGAAAAACTCGCGCTTTTTCATCAAATTAACAACCCTCCTTTCGACCAAATTTTGTTTTCAAAGTGGATAACCATTCCAATTTGTTAGAATACTCTACTTTTTGGTGGGTAGTATAAACCTTAAAAATTCCGTTGTTCTCCTCAACCACAGCTACATTCCCACGTTCCAGTATGCGGCCAACTGCTTGAATTACTTCCTTTGGGATTTCCTCCGCTCTAGTCCGCATCTTTCATATCCTCCGTTCCTTCGCTTGTGACATCTGCGATATCCATTTCCGGCCTCCCGCCCTGATCTGCGGCAGGGGAGGGAGGGAGCTGTCCTCCGTTCTTGGCAGTGTAGCTGGTTACAAGCGGCAGTCTCATGTCCAGCACTCCACTCTCCTTTACGGCGGCGCTCATGCTCAAGTCATCCAGCAGCGAGCGGCCCATTATGGCGTTGTAACGGTAAAGGTCTGGAAGAACACCCATAGACATGCTCTTTTGCATGTTGGCCCTTTCTTTCTCGTCGTTGTAGAGGTCTCCGAACATGTGGAATCTCCAGGTGTACCGGAGGTTCAGCGTAGAGTAGATGTAGTTCATCATCCGTTCAAACTGTTGGTAGACCCTTTGACAATATTTTGCCTCCAACTGAATGGAAATGTTTACCGTGCCAGCGCGTGGGTTGTCGTTAATGGGGATGAGACCTGCCAGACCGGATTTCTCGACGGCGTAGCCGTAGCCGTTGGTAGATATCTCCGTGGCGCTCGGCGCCTCAGCTAGTTGGTGGAGTTTTAGATTCTCCGCTGGAGCCATAAAGAAACCGATGCCGGAGGTGTTGTTCTGGGATAGCATATTGTACCAGAGGGTTTCGTACAGGATGCGCCCACCCTCAGATAGCTTTATCCCGTCGTCCTGCGGGGCGGCGCTGTCATTCCGGTAGGGTATTTCTCCGGTCATCACAGCAATCAGCGGGTTTTGCACCAACTCCAATTGGACCTGCTCATACTGAGCGATAGCAGACATGGAGAGATAAAGCCCTGTCATAGTGGAAGCGAGGTTTGGGTTTGTATCATCTATCTCGAAGCCCCAGACTTTGTCGATTGGAAGAGTCACCCAATAGGCCCACCGCCCGTTCTGGACGTATGCCTCCGGGTTCCCGACCAGATCCTTCATTTGAGCTAGTTTGTCTAAATTGACCCGCCAGCCCTTTGAGGCAAACACAGCGTTTCCGGGCGGCTCAATCACAGCGTCGAAGCTCTCCAGATAGGGGATAAACAGATCTCCAAACTGCCTCCAGTCAGTACCCGGTTGGAGGAAATAGAACATATCGAAGGAGACGGTATAGCCGGAAATGTTGTTGTAGCCGATGATTTTTAGCCAGTCTGGCGGGAGTTTCTGCATGAAAGCGTAGTTGACTTTGTTGTGGGACTTATCTACATCGTATCGGATGTAGTAAAACACTTTGCCCTCTTGGATTGCTTGCCCGGTAGCTTTGTGGGCGTTGGCTTTTGGGTTCAGTTTGTCGTTGAACTTCTCCAACAGGGCAGCTTCACGCCAGAACTCAGGCGTTTTGGCATCATCTTCGTCGGTGAATGCCGGGGCCGTATAATAGTTGTATGTCATCAGGTCGGTGTAGAGCTTCCTGATTTTTAGCATCGGATAAGCTGTAGCCTCCAATGCGTGATGGGTTCCTCTCAGCAGGGCTTCGTTTCCGCCTGGATTCTTGATAGCCTCACCAATGGCGTCCTTGCTATACTCGACGGGAAGGGTGTTAATTTGCTTGACCCGCTTATTCTGAATCCATGGGTTGTTATCCATTGCCCGGTCATAGGCCCGGAACAGGGCATCCATCGGCATATTGGAGAACTTCGCAGAAAGCACATTGATTTGCCGCAGGAGGTTTTGATAGATTGTCTGCACTTTTCGCTAAGCCTCCTTCAGCCGTACTTGCTCTTTCTCCAGCTCTTTTTCTAGATCAGCCAGAAAGTTCAGAATACCTGCCTGGGCATCCAGGTCATTGTGCAGGGCTTCGCCTGCGATGATGATATTGCAGGCGGCTACCCACTCCCGGTCAGGTGCGGGAAGAGATCTTGCGTTCCTGATGAGCGTACTCCATCCCGGTTTCCGTTTGTTAGTATAGACAAGAAGATGATGGGGGGTGGCCCGGTGGAAGCGGTACTTTTCCGCAGCGTAATCGATGTGCTCTGCTGTTGGAGTCATTTGATAGATTCGGTATCGGTTCAACATACTCTTCCCCTTCTTCCAAGCACACGCGGCCTATACGACGCTACCCCCGATGCTGTGGCTGAGGCACGGCGGGCGGCGGCTATCAGCGGTTCCCAATTTGTTTTCCGGCGGGCGGACTGGATGAGGTTCTTTCGTTCCAGAAGCTGTGCCACCCGCAGTGTGTATTTTGTCGCAGACCACATATCACGCTGGATGAACTTGGATACCCGGTCCTCCGACCAATTTGAGCCCCGGTATTTGATTTGCAGATTCTTGATTTGACGGACCATCTCATGGGCCTTGATATATGGAAGAACGATTTCTACGTCACTGGAGCTGTCCGTGATTTTGTGAGCTTTTTTATATGCCTCCAAACCGGCGTAGTGGTCTGGAACGATCATCTGGACGTTGCCGTTTTCAAACTGCATCTTGGCGTATTTTATCATCTCACCGTCCGGATCGCTGTTCCCTGTTTCCCTGGCGCCGTTACTGGCTTTGACCGGGTAAATAACCGGAAGCGCACCGGGTAGCTCCAACTCTGGGTAGTCATGGTTCATGCAGCACAGCGTCACCCTGTCGCCCATATCCTTCATCAACTGCTCCGTAACAGACTTTCCGTACTGCTTATCGTCGATGGCGATGTAGGTCAGGAAATTGGACCCCGACATGGAAAATCGCGTCCACATCTGTTTGAGGTATTGTGCTTGTAGGCTGGCCTCCCTTGGCAGCATATCGTTAAGATATACCACCTGCTTCAGGAACACATCCTTCTTGGAGTCCTCCTTCTGAGCGGTCAATTTCGTTACTGCTATGGCGCATTTTGCGTGGTTCGCACCTTCCTCATGGGATACGTCGTAGCCGATGATATAAATGCAGTTCGGATTCCCGCAATGGCGCTCCTCCATGACCTTCAACACCTGGGACTTAGTGAGCGCCACATCTGAAATGACCGGGTCTTTTGTGTCTCCGGTGTAGACACTCTCGCACTCTCGTAGCCACTTCTCAGGAGTCATATTCTTTTTTAGGCCCCGAAAGTATTCAATGTCTCGGATACCTGACAGGACGGAGACTGTCCAGGGCACGTCTATGGCAAACGCGCTCTTCCCAGCCACCATGTCGGCCAGAATGTCGCACCGATACTTGAAGGCATCGTTTTGCTGGGAAGAAGCAGAAGTGATATAGTGCTTCTTGAAGTTGATATGATTTGGGTCAGGATAACCGTTCACTAGATGACGCAAACGGTTTGTTGGGTCAACAACCGTCTGATAGCGATCATGGTCGAAGGGGTACTCGTCTTCCTGCCCGCACTCCTCACAGATGACTTGGTGGCAGTTATCGCCGCGCTTGGATGTTATGCGGAACTCGGAATTGGTATCGGTGATAAGGGTAAAATCACCCTTTGCAGATGTCTTGATAATGATTTGGCTGGTTAAGGCAGGATAGTTCTTCTGCACCTGCTCAAATGCTGAACGGGCCAGATCCGCAGCCTGATCCATGGTTGGGCCAAAGTAGCGAATACGCTCATGTGGCCAGCACAGCATTTCGGTTGATGCGCCGGATAGTTTTGTGTAGGTCTTGGAAAGGCCACGGGAACCAGTGATAAAGGTTTCTTTATACCGGGCATCTGCACGCCAGATAAGTGCTTGAATGAATTGTTGCTGGAAATCGGCCTCTGGGGATTGGCAGATGGCAAGCAGCCGATCAGGATACCAACGGAAGTAGGAGAGGAGCAGGCACCAGCTTTCAGAGTTCTTCTTGGAGTAGTCCACCGGTTTTGGTTCCCCGCGCTTTATCCATCTATGAAGTGTGGGGTTCCACCATTTACCGGCTGGCATTTTACTCAACTCCTCGGTTCTACTTTTTCTTTCCTTTTAGCTTTTTCTTTTCCAATTTCATGGGCGGGAGTCCCAGACATTTCAATGTGTCCAACTCTGCCTTGCTCATATCACTGTCGAACTCTCCGTATTGCGGTTCAATCTGAAGTTCCAAGGGAAGCTCGTCCGATTCGGCTATGCCCATGTTCCGACGTGTACAGTTGACGATTTCTCGCAGGATGTAGTCCAGATAGTCGTGAGACATGGGATACTTGGCTTGATCTCCGCGAAGCTTTCCCAGAAGTTCATCATACCCTAGCAGGTCTCCGTTTTTCATGTACCCGGCCCGTTCCAAGGCATCGCCCAGTGTATCCAACTTAATGGGAGCCACCGGGGCCTCGTCGCGCTTCCGCATGAGGTTGTCTGCCATAAATTTGGAGCGGATGTCGTTCAGTTTGCGGGCGTCATCGTATTCTTTCCTTGCCATCGCTTTGGAGTAGTCAAGCTCGAGTTTACATATCTCTCGAAGATTGTGCTCCATTTCTTCGTCAATGCCGTTCTCCATCAGACCCCCGGCTTTGATGGAGTAGAGCCGGTCGAGCTCCTTATAGTCCCCGGTTGTGTAGTCGCTCAATATGCCCCACTTGCGGCGCTGGGCCTTTGTACCAGGCAGCTTGGCAGAGGTTCCCTCCATGGTCGCTCCTGCTGCGAACTTTGTCCTGGCGTCGATTTTTCCGCCAAAGAGCACAGAGATGTCCGTCATACCATCCACAAACGCCGCCGGTTCGCCGTCGTCCTTGTATCTGTATTCGCTGGTTTCCAAGTTTTCTAGATACATGATCCAAGTGATCTCGTCGACGTCATATGCTCCGTTTGGCATACATTCTGGAATGAATGGGAGATTGTAGGCCGCGCAGCATAGGAAGTATGCAAAGGCGGGAGAGGTGTCCTCCGCAAAATCCTCGAACTGCTTCTGCTGGCAGTCACGGCAATAATGGACGAACCGCGTATCTTCGTACCAATCTGGGGAGGCTAGGACGCCTTCCTCCTCATTGAGGCCACACCCACAGTTGACGCAGTATACAGTTGCTATTTCCTGCTCCTGCCCATTGTTGTGCATTTCCGACACCCTGTTCCCTCCTCGCAAGAAAACAAAAAGAGGCCACTGCCAACTGCATTATACAGTCAACAGCGGCCCCAAATGGCCCCTCTATGCCGTCAATTTGGCACAGGTATCTTATTATTTCTT